TTCTTGCCCTAACAGGATCCCGGTCATCTCAAAATTGGTGTTAGTGTTAGACATATATTCAAGCCTATCTCTTATCTGGAGATACAGCTACTGTCTGGTGTTTCAGGGGGCTACATCATCCTGTTGGCCTGTAAGCTATAACGAATGCCTGGTATGGCATTGAAAGTGATCCATACGCGCCTGCTACACCATATCCCATACATGGCATATTGTAGCCGCCGCAATCCTGAGGTCTTGCTGGTTCGATTATCCTCGGAGTATGACCGGTTAAATCCTCCAGAACCTTAATTATTGCCTGCCTTGTACCCCTCTCCCTGAATAGATTAATTCTTATGATATTAAGAAAATCTTCATCAGTTTGCCCCGCTTGTCGCTTTATCCTTTCGCCGAAAAAATCGTTGGCGATAATATCAAGCCAGCCGTCTGTAGCGGTAAGTATTCTCGTCTGCAACACCGCATAAGCATAGAGTTGAAAAACCCATGAAAGTGCCGAAGCAAGGCCATTTAATACAGCGTCCAGTATTGGGTTAGAGTCATTAAACCACTGTACTGGAAGAACTGATTTCAGCCTTCTGACGAAATCATCCTGGTCACCAGTTGCCATATTATCCTCTTAGCTAATAACGATGGTACCGGCGCGAATAACCTGCTTCACGGTAGCGGTTAAATCAGCAGTAAGTCCGTTGATTGTTATATTTGTTACGTTGGTGACGTATGGGCTTGCCCCGTAAGCAAGTGATGCAAGCTTCGTCACTGGCAGAGATTGCCCAAGCGTCAGCGTGGCGATGTAATTTGATATTGCGGCATTTACCAGGGCTGTGATGTCACCATGCACGGCTGATGGGGATGTTGAAATTGTCATAGATACGTTTGCGGTGACCACAACGGGTGCAAATACACCAAATGAGATCGTAAATCCCCTGACTGCATCTATCGCTGTGTAAACAGTATCAAGAAAGGCGCTTGTTGGACTACCAGAGCCATCGTCAACCACGGCATAGAAATATCCGTATTGCGTTGCCCCGGCATAGCTCTGATTCTCAACAACCTGATATGAAACGCCTTGCTGAACACTTGAGATCGCATATTCAATTGCTGACTTGGTGGCTTTTGATAAAGATGCCACCCACAACTGAAATCGCGTTCTTGCTGCATCGTCAGATTCGGCATCTGCGCCGTTTGAGAAAGAGCTAGCGTTTGTTACCGTGTCTATGCCGGGGATAGAACCCACTATTACCGTTACGGTATTTGCAGAAGCATTTCCTGCGGTTCCCGCTGTTACTGCGGATACTGGTACGGTCACTGCAGCTGTAAGTGCCGGGACTACATAGCCAGATTGCGCTGCGTCATATGCCGGGTTTGATGTATCAGCAACAACCAGAAATGATTGCGTGCCGTCTGTGGTCTGCACTTGCGAACCGGTAGGTATAAGTGCGGCATTTGTGGCTGTGAAACGAGAAAATGTTACATTACCCGTGGCGGAAACAGCTGGCTCACGATAGAAACCGAAGTCAGCAAACCACGAATCCAGATCTGCTCCAGAGCATGTGGAAGCTCGGGTAATGACCAACAGATTGACAATTAACTGCTGCAGCCAAAGGATAACTCCGCTATTTGATTCAACAATCGCACGCAAGATGCTGCCGATCGCAAAATCCAGTAGTTGAGTGCTTTTAGCCTGAATGGCTGTAACCTGCTGCGTTACAATGTCTGAGAACGACTTAATATTTAGCGCCACGGCTTACCTCGTAATATCGAAATTTAGGAATTCAGCAGTTCCCGAGACTGAGTCGTTGTATCTGACATCTACGTTTACGCCGTTATCTATCGTTTTTAACGTCACTACTGGCTCCGGTATTCTTGCCACGCAGTCCTCTAATTTCATCTGGCCTAGAATAAGAGTTTTCCATTCCGAAACATTAACGGGCTCACCGATTTTCTTCCCAAGTCCAGCCCCATATTCAGGGTGAAAAACAAGATCGCCCGGATTGGTGATCAGTCGACGCAAAATTCTTTGTTTCCTTCGCTCCGTGCCGGTAACAGACAAAAGGTCGCCGCTGGGCGATGCGGATAAATCCGTGCCCACGTAATGGAAAATGTCGAACATGACTTTGCCTTAGCTGATTTGCTGGTTTGGCTGGTTTGTGTTGCTTCCAGCGCCGTTCTCGTGATGAGTGTGGCCGTTGTAGGTGGTGCGGATTGTATTCATTGTTCCGTGGACTCCATTCAAATCGGCAATGCTGCCTGATGACTGGAAGTTTCCATTGTTCTGCATGTTTGCATTGATAGTCATGCCATTTGACGCAGTATGAGTCGATGTTCCATTACCATTCAGGGAAAACACGGTACCTGCCTTGTCCTGTATCACTACTGCCCCACTGTTGAGGAACTTCAGCATCGACCCTGACTGATGGACTATCCAGAGCTCACCAGAGGGAGGGCCAGGGCTCCTGTCTTCATTGTTATAGAATTGGCCGCCTGCCATTCCTACGCCGATCGTGCCAGAGTCAAAATCAATCTGAACCTCTGCGCCTATCATCGGCCCCGCTGCAAATCCCCAGCCATTACCAGCCCATGGAGTGCCAAGAGGAATCCATCCCGTTTCTTCACCTGTAGGCTGCAGCGATGCCTTAATGGCATACTCTTTCGGGTCATAGGCTGTAATTACCCCCTGCCTCGTGCCAGAAAATCCAGCAAAAGCTTGCTGAGCCCTCATCGCAATGAGGTTATTTAGCTGGTTCATTCTGTTGTTATCTCCAGAGCCGGAGAGTGATTCTTGCCGGTGATATACATCGTATAGCCGCTATCCCAGTCCATGCGCCGACGCACTGAATCACACCAGTAATTCTGATCGTAAAGCGACTTCGTGCCTTCTATCCTGACCAGCGTGCGTGGCGTTAGCAGATTGTCACCGGATGTTGAGCAGGAAAACTTAAGCTCATGAAGAACCACGTCTCGGTATATCTTCTCAGCCATTGCCTGGGCTTGTTCCGGGTTTAACCCGTTACGGATGATGCGATAAACCTGTGTTTTCGGTGTTGATGCACCAGGCGATAGGTTTTTCGCCGTTTTTGGGTAGTAGGCAGTAAACTGTTTGTTTTTGGTCTTTGAGTTCCACGACATAACCTCAACGGTTACTCCCTTTGAGATGGTCAGTGCACGTGAAAATCGCAGGTCTTCTGAAACGTTAGCCTGAGGATAAAGATTTATTGGACCAGGAGGCTGGTAACGGATGACGTATTCATCACCAGACATCTGGCTCGCCTCAGGGTGGAAATTAAGCGTATCTCCATCAACCCAGACGGAGTAATTCTCAAGAGCTGCAAGCGTTGTCAGCAAGTCCCACTCAGTTTGCTCACCTGTAAGGTGCGCAGAGTCAATCTGATAGAATTCACCAAATCTCTGAGAGGTCGCAGTGGCGCTTACCTTAAGCCCCTGCCGCTTAGCCAGGATTTCGGCTATCTGACTTGAGGTGTAGTTTTTGAATGTTTCACCTGCTGTCTTGGCATCAATGAAAAGGGCCGCGAAATCGCGACCCTCACATGTGATGCTGAATCTGGCCGGGTCATAGTCCCAAGTATCAACATTACCCTTAATCAGGCTCTTAGAGTCAACTCCAGCGGCTGATGTAATGTCTGCCCAAAGCTCTACCGTTACCGTTGTCGTTTTCGCCCACCAATCAAGCTGCATATCAGGTGGCATAGCAGATATGACAAGCTCGACGCTGTAGGTGCTGGCGCCACGGAATCCGTTGCTAGTCACGTCATACGATTTGAATGGAACTGATACCCCATTCAGATAACAGCGGCCAGACACATGCCTCACGTCTGGCGCGATAATAGGGTTGTTCACATCCATAAATTACCCCGGATAGGAAGCTTTTGAAGCCTGCGCAGACGGCGTGGTAGGAACCTGAATCGAGTTAATACCTGTGAGTTGTGGATCGTCAATTCCATTAACTGTTGCCAGGCTTTCCCACAACGTAGCGTCTCCATACTGGTCAGAAGCAATCTGATAGAGATTGCCACCTGACAGCGTAATGGTTTTAACCCCGTTAGCCGTTTGGCCTGTTCTGACGTTTTTATCGACACGCCCAAGCACATTAGAGAGGTTGTAAAGCGCTGGAATGCGCGTCATGCCGTCGGCTTGAGTTAGAAGGTTGCTCACGGTTTTTGAAATCGGGAACCCAGGAACAATCCCGCCAAGCGTGGTAATCGTGTTAAGAGAATTTTCCAGCGAAGAGATGTTGGTCTGGATAATCTGCTGAGCAGCGATAATGGGCCTGACCACAGTTTGCACCGTGTCAACGGTAGCAGTTGCAAAGTCAGAAACCGATTGTACGGCGCTCTGAACAGTGCTTACTGCATCGGTTACTGTCTGGATGTCGATAATGTTTGACAGCCCCACAGCCTGCCCTATATCGCTATTTATCAGCGCATTTAATGCACCTGTAAGCGAGTCAACGGAAATCGGGTTATCATTGCGCTGAATAACAGCCAGTGAAATCGAGTACGGCTGACGGTAAGCAAACTCGTATGTCGGGTTAAAGTCAGTGATGACTACGTCAAACGAGTAATTATCAAGCGTCAGCGTTAGCTTCTGCCCGGCGTCACGCATGGCCATCAAAAACGAGACGCGCGACTTGGTAGTTGAGCCGGTGAAAATACCAGACCAGGTAATCGGATCGTACTCAACACCAAGCACGTCAATAAGCCGCTTTCCACCAATCATCTGGTGAATCGCGACCTTTTGACGGCCTGGTATTACTATCCTTTCCGGTATCTCAAAGTCCAGGAACTCAAAGGTTCCTGACGTGCCGGACAGAATCAACCTGGTTGCGGAAAGGTCAAAACCCTGCGCTACGCCAGCAAGCGAAGACAGTTGTCCAAAAATAGCCATTTAGTCTCCTGTTAGCGCGGAACAAGGCTGCCCATTCCTGCATGGATAAGGTTCATTGACGAGTCTACGCCAGACGGTCCTGTAGGTGCTCTTGAGGCCTGTCTGATGATGTGTTGAGTAAGAGCATCTCCGACCTTATTTCTGTCAAGGTATACAGATGAATTTACCTGGATAGTCTGTGACGTTTTTGCTGGCTCAGGGTACGCAGTGCCACCCTGCGATCCTTTGTAGTTTGACAATGGCTCGCCTGGATGTTTGTCCATCCATTCCATTACCTGATTTTGCCACGTACCAGCAAAAGGCTTCCCTGGGTTTGATTTGCTCCAGTTTTCAGCGCCCTTACTCTGAATTGTCTTCAGCTCTTCTGTGGTGGTTGGCGTATTATTGGTTGGAATAAACAGACCAAGAAGCGGAACAAGCCTGGCCACGATGCCATATAGCCCGCCAAGTGATGACGTAAGCAAAGGCAGGCCTTTGGTCCCCGTGACTAGCTCAAGAGGGCTAAACAAGGCTGATGCTGCATGTTTAACGAGCCACAGGCCGCCCTTCAAGGTTGCCATCACGGTAACCATTTCTAACAGAGTCATTACTGTCCCAGTAATGCGAGGGTTTGCATTGCTGAATTCAGTTAACTTCTGCAGGAAGGTCGTCAGACCTGTAAGTCCCTTCGTGAAAGTATCTAGCAGACCGCCATCCTGTGCAAGAGCAAGCTGGAAATCCTTCCATTTGGCGTCAAAATCTACCTTTTTACCTGTGTATGTCCCTGCCGTCTGCTTGCTGGCATCCTCTATGCCCATTTGCTTTTCAAACGCCTTTGCAGCAAGCTCAATAACGTGCATCTGCTTCTCGATCAGGTTGAACATCTTGCCACCCTGACGACCGAAAATTACGTTATTTTGTAGCTGAATCTGCTCCTCAGAAAGTCCTTTGGCAGCATATTTTGGCCTGATTACCTTCTCGTAGAACTCGACAGGATCGCTTGCTAAAAGCTTTAGGTCTGTTAATTGCGAACCTGGGCCGCCTATAATGGATTTAATCCCACCCATACTGTTATGGATGATTTTGTTTTTATCCCAAACCCCCATGTCTTCAAGTTGTTTTACGACCTGATTTGGAAGTTTAAGTGTCCCTGTTAACCGGTTGTACGCAGTCATCAGCGCATCACCAGCAGCGCCGCCCTTCATCTCACCAATAATTGGTTCCAGCTTGGCATAAAGAGCCGTATCGCTGAGGTTATATGCTGAAGTACCTGCTCGCGCCATGAACTGGCGAAGCTGGCTGAAATCAATGTTACCGCCTGACGACTGAACGGCCTTATAGGCGTTGTTCATGATGGAATTGAACTTAGCCGGGCTATTCAGGCCTCCTGCCTGCTCGACAAAGCGCAGCATGTCCATTTCTTTGGCATGCGTCATGTGGTTAGCTGCCGGGTCCATCGACGCCATAGCAAACTGCATTTTCGCCATCATCGGGGCAGCAAGCCGAGCGCCTTTTAGCTGATCTTCAATGGAAAGCTCGCCTGATTCGCGGAACACACCTTGCGCCTCAACAAAGAAGCGCAGCATGTCATTTTTCGATGCTCCCATTATTTTGGTGGCTTGTGCAAACTTATCCGCCTCTTTGACTGCGGCATCACCCATTCCATAGGCAGAGAAGCGAGCGAGTAATGTCTGGTATTCAGCGCCTACATCAACAGCGCTTTGCATGAAATGGAATCCGCCATATGCGATGGCGAGATTCTCCATGCCATATTGACGACTTCCACCGCCTCCAGTTCGGCCATTACCGGGTACGTTACCGCCACCACCGCCACCACCACCAGGCCCCCACCCGCCAGGTGGAACACCATTTTTCCATCCCTTCCAGCCGCTGCCGCCACCAGGCCCAGTAAGTAACAACGCACCGCCTGCCGGAGGCAACATCCTACCGCCACCGGCGTAAGGAAGCATGTTTGCTGCGCTAGTTCTTGCTGCAATACTTGATGTTGCGGCAATCCCGATAAGTCCACCAATCATGGCATTTGAAGCCGGTGCGTTGCTTGCAATCTGTTTTGCGGCCTTGGCTGCACGCTCCATTGAATCGGCGTATGCTTTAGCACCTAAAGCCTGGGATGAGGCAGGGCTATTTAAACTGCGATTAAGCTTCTCTAACGCCTTTGATGCTGCCTCTGAACTTTTTGTGATCGCCAGGATGCTTTTGTTTATTGCATCAAACTTACCGCCGAGCTCTTTTGCATCCCTGCCTACCTTTGCCAGGTTTTTGCTCAGCTGATCGTTAATGGTCAGCAGGACGGCAACACGATAAGCCTGAGAATCCATATGTGTTTCCTTTGGGCAATAAAAAACCCGGCGCGGTGGCCGGGTCTAAGTGATTCTGTTTAGTTGCTACTTTTCAAGAAATCCAGTGAATATATGCCAGACCTCTCCAGAGCGCGGCTCAATTACCGAAGCAAACACCTTCCCTTTATCTGCGTATCCAGGGATAAGGTAATCATCATATTTTACGAAGGTTAACGGGCGCACAGAGTAACTGAGACAGGAAAAGCGCCTTGTTGCCTCGAACATATCGGCTTTGCCGCCCTGCTCGTTTGTGATAGCAACATCACGCGTAGCTATGGCACCGTCAAGCGTTCTGCACAACATTCCGCCATCTTTAAGGTTTAATTTTTCACCTTTGTGAAGTTCAGCATTGCATGTAAAAGATGCCATCATCGCAATTGATGTGAGAAGTGCTAGCCATGCGTGCTTCATAATGTTCACCGGTAATAAAATGATGGATAAATTCTAACATCATTAAATCACTTACTGCAGAAAAAACACACTCTCAAATGCTACCTAAGGGCTGAAGTAATTATTGGTATGATTATTTCTGGAGCTGAATCCATAACCTCTTCTGCCGCAGGTCCGAGATATGGCCTCGGCGGTATGGTTTCCGTCCCTACCTCTTGATAAAGGGATATATCCAGAGGACTTCCTATAATTGCCGCATTTCCATCCACCCGCATGTCGATGGAATCTCTTAGTTCACCACTTCTAAGGAGAGGGTTGTTCGCTGGGTAGCCAGCTGATACGCGCTGATCCATTGTAGATTGAGCGAGTGGTGCCCACGCATCAAATCCATGGCTGGCTGGTTGATACTCACCAATCTTCCCTTTTGCTCTTTCCTGAATTTCCTTGGCAAGTGCATGAGCTATTCCATTCTGAACGCTCGCTGCAGCTGAGGAGAGCGAGGAGAGTGCATCGCCGAAGTTTTCTAAAGAGATTTCCTTCATTTCCTCTCCTCGTATTCACCTGTGACCCAGTTGAATTTCTGTCCGCTATCTATCTCACCAATGGTTATCTGCATGGCGAGTTTCTCATGCGGCATCAGGTGAGTTAGACCATTAAACAAAACAGAGAAGGGAACGCCGTTCTTCATCAGATAACATCTGTTTCTGAAATCAGCGTTCCCTGTCAGTTTTTTGCGGCCTGCTCCACATCATCTTCGCTAGCACCAAGCCCTGCATTTTTCATGGCGTCAATCATGTACTCGCGGATTGCAAGCATACCTTCACGGCCAAGATGCTTTAGCCTGCCATCAATTTGCGCCTGATTTACCGGGATTTGGTAATCAATATCGTCAATTGATTCAACCATGGCAGCAGGGAAGGCATAGCCGCTCATGTAGGTGTGGTTAGCAGCGTTAGCAGCACCAACCGCGATGAAGATGCGTGATTCTTCCAGCGGGTCCAGCTCGCGAAGGGTGATGTGGCGGCCTTTTGAATCGGTAAGAACAGTTTTCTCCTCCTGAGAAGCCGCAGGCTGAGGTGCTGATTGTTCTTTTACGGTAATTTTCGGCATGGGTTATGCTACCTGTAAACGGCGTTTAGAAGTGAATGTGAAGGTCTGACGAACAGTCTGATCGCCCTGCTTTTTGCCTGGGTCAGTAAAGTTAAACTGGACGCCCGTATAGCGATAAACAGATGTCCCGCCATCAGATTCGGTAATGGTTTCTGTGATGGTGCCTGCAGCGCGGTTGATGCCAGCAAAATAGTCTGATTCCCACTGAGCCCACCACGAGTCAAGCGTGGAGTCCTGGCGCTCGGCTTCAATCGTGCCCTCCCAGTTTTTGGGGATCATGAGCGTATCGGTTTCGCCGGTGATTTTTGTGACGTCGATTTGGTTTACTTTCGGCTTTGCGTTGAAAGAGATAACAACAGGAATCGTAACAACCCCGTAAGCAGTGTTGATGTCAACCTGGACGTCGCGACCTACTGTGTAGCCGTTAAGAGGCATGGGTATTTCTCCATAATAAAAAGCCCTCACGCAGAGGGCTTATATTTGACTTGTTTACAGGGTGGCGTTGCTTGATACGGACACTGTTACGCTTGCACCACCTTCCAGGTTAATCAGGAAGAAGCGCGTAGTTGCCAGATATTTAACCTGTACGTCTGCAACCATGTAACCAAGAGCGACGCGGTTGCTTGGGTTGTTACTGGCATCGAGTTTGACGCTGAATGCCGGACCGCCGTTCGGGTCGCCAATCATTCCGGCATCCACCAGTGATTGCAGGAATGACTCAATCGTGGACTTGGTTGAGCGGCGCAGGTCGGTAGTTTGCGGCTCACCTACAACGTAACCAAACGATGCCGCCAGCGTCGCTGACAGGTAGTTGGTCATGCGGGTGTAGGTATCATCGTTCTGGGTTGAAGATGATGCAGCGTTTCGACCTGAGCGCAGTCCGAAGTAGTTACCACCAGGACATGGGTTGGTGATTACATCCAGTCGTGCATTGCTCAGTGCGCCGATTTCGCTGATGCTGTAAGGCTGGTTAGCGAGTTGGCGCTGTGTCGCTACGACGTTGGTGATCGCCTTGTTGAGTGCTGAGATATGCGGTGACTGGGCAGCATATTTAGCAGCAACAAACGTTGCCGGTGCGCACATCCGAGAACTCAGGCCGTTAACCGTGTCATTCCAGTAAATCCAGTCACCTACCAGCACCTTCATTTGCCATGAATCGACACCAGATGAGTTCAGAGTGGTCGCAAGGGAAGAATAGGTAACGCCTGCAGCCGCCTGGGCAATACCAAATACCCCTTCAGACAGGCAGTAGGTATTGATAGTCGGCCACTGAGTTGAATCGGTAACGTCTACCAGGTTAAGCAACTGCACGCCAGAGCCACGCAGAGAGTACATCCCTTTGCGGGTTGTGCTTGTTCCATCAGTACCTACCAGCACCGCATCAGTGATGGTTGTGTTGCCATCGGTGCCGCCAGTCAGCGTCCACACAGTGGTCGTATCAGGAACCGCTGTCGAAGTACCGATAGTCGCCAGGACATACTGGCTTGCACCGCGCACAGCAGTAATGCCGTTGTTTACCGCGTTGACCAGATTGGTCCACAGAGTCGCGCCTGATCCTGTGATATTGTCGAACACCTCAGGAGTCTGCCCAGGGCAGTACACAGTCAGCTTATAGCTGTTAACTGCTGTACCAGTGGCGATCTTCGCGGTGATGGTATTGCCTTTTGTGCCGGTGTATTTCGCCGTCAGCGTCATTCCAGTCACAGGGGTGCCAGCGGTGTCTTTCAGCGCAATCGCAGCTGCAAGGTCAGTGCCGTCAGTTACGCGAACGCAGCGCAGGTTAGTCGCGCCAATTTGCAGAGAAATCGCGATAGCAGTGCAAAGGTCGTATTTGCGCACCTGCTGAGCGCCGAAGTAGATAGCCTGGTCTGTGTCGGAGCCAATGAGAACCGGAGAGTTTACCGGACCCCACGAGGCAATGCCGACAATACCCAGGCCATCGCTTGGCACGCCGTTGATGTAGCGTGTTTTTGGTGCCTGGATGCCAACGTAGAGGTCAGCAGCAGACAGCGCGGTAGTGTTCAAGCTACCTACTTGATAAACGGGCATATTGGTTCCCCAAATAAAAAACCCGGCACATTGGCCGGGTTATTAGTTGACTGAATGGTTTACTCTGCTTTTGCTGCCTTGTAGACATAGCAGGCCAGTTCTCCAGCTAAAATCTCCTGGATTTTGGCTGCGTCCGAGATGCGATCACCAATCTGGTAATCCATGAATGCATGACGCACAACCAGCTCATAACCGAGGTCGGCTGATGCGGTAGCTTTGGCATTATCGGCCATTTTGTTACTCCGGAATGGTTTTGATGAGGTTTCCTGACATATCGCTGACGTTCATCGTCGGAGCGACAATCTGGGTTGCGGTTGCGGTCTGAAGTGAACTGAAATCAGCGCAGAAAATCATGTCATGACGGTAAACAAGGTACGACTGAGCCGAATCACTTGGCATTGAGCGCTTATACCTGAGCAACGTAGGCGAGCCGTCTGGCATGTTTAGTGACGTTAGCGCAGAAAGACCATTGTCTACAGCGACAGTAGTGGCAGCGCGAACAGCAGGAGACCCTGCCCATACCGTAACCTGAAAGTCCTTTTCCTGACGGCGAAGAATGCGGCCTACTACGTCTTCTGATCCGATTCGAATCTCAAATGCGGCCGATGCCGGCAGCGTGATTACCGCGCCTGAACTCGATGCACCTGATATCTGCACCGCAAGAGCCGTTGCTATGTTTGCCAGCGTATCACCTGACTGCACAGCGTAGGCGTGATGCTGCTTATTGCAGTAAAGGTTGATGTTTGTCGGGATTGTTACGGTTCCAGCCAGCGTGATTTGCTGTCCGTTCACCGTAGCAGTAATGCCTGACACGCCTTTTGATAACAGACGCCACGGCCTGCCAAGAGACTCTGTGAGCTTTTTTTCAGTCGGCAGCGGGTAAACGCTTATGTGGCACTTACCGGCCTTCAAATCGCGTTCCAGGCGTTCTGGCTGTGGCCATCCGGCATAGATGTACGCCGCAAACCCCGTCACCGATGGGTTTGATGTTCCATTCGGGTACATAATCCCGGCAATAATCGACACCAGAGTGTTTTGAATGCCGTATACGTCAGCCATATCACGGCCTCACTTGTTGTGCTGTCAGTCGCCAGCCCAGGTCAGTTTGCTCTGCCGATGTCAGCTTATATCGGCCGCCTATTTCGTCGGTGATGATGTCAGCAGTTCGCAGGTAGACGCCGTCAACGAACGGGAGCAGAACGTTAAACCAGGGGTTTTTTGCGTCAGCCGGTAGGCCAACTTCGTTCTTTTCGCCCTTGCTACCCTGCAGCATTGAACAAGGCCAGTTGGTCATGATCGGCACTTCATTCGCCGCAGTGTCTCCACCATAGCCAAGCTCACCAGGTCCGGCATCCATAGACGGGCGGGAGATAGTGATTGTTCGGTTGCAGCTCACCATCAGGATTGGCAGCAACTGCTGCATAGCAGCAACGAACAGCGTCCCCTCTATGCCAACAAAGTAATCACCAACCTGCCCCTGCGTGCCGTCGAAAATCCCATACCAGGTCGCCTTACCGTAAACATTCGGCTTGCTGTATTTCATGTCACAAGCGTTGATCGTCATTTTGAGCGGCGTTAATGCGTTACCGGCATCAAGCGGGTTTGAGGAAGATGTCGGGCGAAACCGCTGGTATGTGGTTCCAACTACACGAGCCGCCTTCGCGTATCCTTTGTACATCTTGAGCTGGATTTTCTCGCCATCCATGCATCACCCCCTGACAACCTGACAACCACCCTTACCTAACCATGGGCCCGGCGGAATGCCGATAAACGAGCACATCTGGCGACGCCATTTGTTGAAGAGGTTCATCCGATCTGATACCTCGTTTTTGTTGTGCGTCCAGATTGCCGCGATATCGGTATCCAGGTTGTCACTGGCGTCTGTAATGGCCGTTTCCAGCACTGATAGCTTTTCGAGGTAAACGGTGATGAGCACGTTCTCTTCAGAGGCACTCATGCTGTTAAGGCGGCTGTAAAGCGTCTCCCATACACCAGGAGACACCCAACCATAAGCAAAGTCACGACTGGCATCTGTTGGAGTGCTGCCAATCATTGGATATCCGGCGTAACGACGTACGTCCGTCTTCTGCTGGTCAGTCAGCATCTCTCACCGCCTGTTATTTGTCTTCTACCCAGCCGCCAGAGTAGTAATTCACAACTTCATCAGGGTGAACCTGTGCGGTGTGCGGGGCATCATATTTGTCAGGGTCGCGAACCATCGTTACATACGCAATGGCATTTTCCTGAGGTTGCTCATCAGCATCATCTGTATGAGCTTCAGGTGAGCTGTCGTCCTGGACTGCGACGCCTTCAACCGCATCATCAGTCGCCTCTACATGCTCTACATCTTCTGCGACTGCCACGCCTTCCTGCTGCTGTAATTCAGCCAGCTTTTGAGCCTCGCGCTCTGCACGCTGCTCTTTAGTCAATCCAGCCATCTTTTATCTCCAGAAAGAAACAAGGGGCCGAAGCCCCTTATTGTTTGTTTAATACCTTTTCTATCGGCCACCCTCTTTCGAAAAGCTGCTTTCTTATGAGGCTTACCGGTTTGCCGGTGATATTGGCTATTTCTGCCGCTGTCACCATTTTCCCATCAAGCTCTACCGTTCGAGGTGCTCGAGGTATAGTTTCTCGCTTTGGTTTTTTCACATGCCCTTCCCAGCGCTTTTGCTGAGCTTTGAACATATTTTCATATCTATCCGCAACAGGCGTGGTTACGGCGCGTTCTTCGCTCCATCCAAAATCATCGATTCTTTCTGTTACGAGATGTGGTGCGCCGCCAAGCAACTCAGACCATTCTGATGCAGTTCTGGTAACGCCATTATGGGTTATCAGTCTTGTGCTTCGCCTGTTGGATGAGTTTACCTTCTTGCTTGACCACCTGACATTTCCTGGGCAGTAATCCCCATCGTTGTCGATTCGGTCAATCTCCATTCCTGGCTTGAAACCACTTGGTAAATCGTCAATAAAATTGGCGATGTTATGCCATCTGTCGCAGACCCTTATTCCGCGCCCGCCATAATCAGGATAAGACGGTGAATTTGGGTTTTCGCAGCGGTCAAGCATATGCCTCCATCTATCATAATGGGGAGATGAACGCATTCCATGTTTAGTGGACAACTCTCTTTGAAGACATCCGCAAGATAGGACAATGCCTGACTTCAAACCGTCTATACGAATAGACTTCTCAGCTCCGCAGTCACATAGACAAACAGCGTAATACCGGTATCTGCCTTTCCATCCAACTGCAAGAACCTGCAAACGGCCAAAGCGATCATTTACTTTACATGAATTAATTTCGCAGGGGTGTAGCCCATATTTATCAAGCATAGAGCCTCCTATTTAAGAGGCTCTATTTTACCCCATAACGCGGGTTACAGGTATTTACTATTTTATCAACCCAGCAAAATTGCAGTGTGCTGTGGTTTGATGTTCTGAACCCCCCATGCCGCAGCGATTTCATAACGAACGCGACGGTACTGTTTGTACATGGAGACTTCAAACGCCATGCCAGTGCGTGGGTCCTGAATCATCATGCGGTCGTCTGCCATATCGCCTTCTTCCGGCAGAGCTGGCGCACGGGTTGCCAGCACGATAGCGGAGCGGCTGAACGCGAAGTTAGCGGTGTAAGCTGCAGCCAGGGTCACGGTAGAACCACTGTTCACCGCTTCACGCAGGCCAGGAGCGCCGATCGTGACGTTACCGCCAGACAGTGCAGAGGTAACCACATACTTGTAGTTACCGATGGTTACAACGTCACCCGCGATGATGGTGCCGGAGCCAGTCTGAACCGGAATTACGGTAGCACCGATTGCCAGAGCGCCGTTGGTGACATAGCTTGCACCAGTACCAGCGGTATGACGGGCTACGCCAGCAGATTCACGCAGCACAAAACCGTGCAGTTCCAGCAGAGTACCCTGAGCACGCAGCGCGGTGGTACCGGCTTCGTTCGCTTTGGTTAACTGAGCCAGGGTGCGGATGTTTGCACCGGCAGTGGTGTCGATTACGCACTGCAGATCGCTCAATGGAGCACCGTTATCGGACAGGATTTTACGCACCTGCGCGGTGTCACCAAGGGTGGAGGCAAACGGCGTGGTGCCAGCAGTACCGGTAGCGCGAGAAGCCAGATAGGCAGTCTTACCTACGTCGACTTCGATTTCGTTTACCAGTGTACGCATTGCCTGGGTGATCTGGTCGCGGCGGATGTTCGCATAGCCAGGACCGGTGTTGATACCTTTCTGTTCTTCACCAGTCCAGCGGAACGGAACCATACGGGATTTGGTGATGGTGAAAGGAGTGTTACCAACGGTCTGATCACCATCATCTGGTGGCAACTGACCAGGGCTCACGTCCTCAGCAGGCGCTGCTGGCGTGATTGGGATACGGATTGCCTGGTTCAGAGCAGCACGCTCAGCGGTGGCGTCCAGGGTGACGGACGGGATAAAACCTGCCAGTTCACGGGATACGATGTCCAGTGATTCGTACAGGTCGGGGACAAGGCTGGTCAGGGTGTTAGCCATTTATGAATTTCCTTCTTAATCGGTAATGGTTACGCCGTCTTTGATTTGCTCCATCTGCTTGGCAGGCGGTAGCGCTTCAAATTGCGCGCGTGAAATTGAGGTTTGGTTATTGCCGCTACCCTGACCGCCTTTCGCGCCGGAGCCTGAAGCATTCGAGCCCTTAAGGATGTGGTCTTTGTATGGGTAGCTATCAATGAGAATTTCCAGCGCCTCGTCAAATCCAGCCACTTCGCCAGGGTTGCTGCGACTGAAAAGCTTATTGCCTTGCTTGTCATACGCCACCACCTGGTCGCCTTCGAGTTTGAAAGCGTCACCGAAGCGTGCCTGAACCATGTCGGCAGGAATTGCCATTTTTTCGGCAATGAACGGAGAGCGAAGGAAACTGCCGCCAACCTTTTCATTCACCAGGGCAGCCTGAAGTGAGTCACGCTCCTGAACGACAGGCGCGTACTTCTCTTCAATTGCCTTAATGGCTTCTGAGCGGACCTTGTCGACTTCACCGGCATCCACCAGTTTTTTAGCGTCGAGATTTTTGATGGTTTCCAGTGCCTGCAATGCCGCTTTAGGGTCCTGAATGCCTTCAAATGCCTTCAGTGCTCCCTCAGCAGTTTCTGCACGTTCGCGATGTGATTTTGCTTCACCGTTCAGGCGAGAAATAGTTGCTACAGTACCTGCAACGTCAAAGGCGATTTCTTTACCTTCATCGTTGATGTACACAGGCTTGCCATCAGAGACTACTACGTGGCCGTTCTCATCGAGTTTCAGTTTCATTTATGGTCATCCAACCTTGCTGTGAGCCATCCGGCCCGGTGCGCCGCTCTGCATCCGCAGATTTCGGCCATAAAAAAAGCCCGGTGATTAGCCGGGCTAGGATTCGTGGTTAACGCTTATGCGTTGAGGTTTGTTTTCGTGCTTTCTGAGCGCTGAGGCTGCGACGCAATGCGTTTTGCCTCTTCATCCCAGGTAATGTTGTCTTTCACCAGTCCACGCCGCTGCAGCTCGCTAAACAGCGTCTCGTTAGAGATGACATCAGCGATATTCGCGTCGAGGAGAAGTTGCGCAGTGGCCTCAGCCAGTGAAGCAGCGCCGAAGTCGTTGTAGATAGTAAGAGAGCCGCCAGACTTCTCTCCAAGCCACTCAGCAGTAACCTGCAGCATCTGGTCTGCTGCATCTTCAAAGTCCTGCACAATGCGTTGCAGAGCGCATGTACCGGCTTCATCTTCGGCTCTTGTCTGAGCAACTGTAATTCGCCCAGGCTTAATGACGAGAAGCTCAGCACCAATCTGACGCATCAGGTCTTCAAGGCGCTCAAGGTCTTTGCTGCCCGACTCGATGGCTTTCCCTGAGTGCTCTACATACTTGAGATCGGCTTCATCTTTCTCTGAAATGACAGCTGTCGAAGCGCCTACCGTGATTTCGTCGTCAGGGTCGAATCCTTTACCGAACAGAATCGGCACGCGAGCAACGTGAAGAATTGTCTGCTGGTCGCTCTTTGACTGCCAGTGCTCAACGTTGAGATAGGCAAGCTCAGTCAGCGGTGGCTTAGAGCACATGAAGCCGAGCTTTTTACCGTACACCGGCACGGCAGGAACGTAATTCAGAGTGGTAGTGCCTTCATCGTGCAGCACCCACTTAATTTCACCGTTTGTTTCGTCCTTTTGCTCGCGGTACACGCGCCATCTTCCGGAGTCCAGCACGCGGACCTGCTCAACACGCACTTCGGAAAACTCGTCCTGAGGGTCCTGCTCTGTCACGCACTCAACGAAGCGAAGGTGAGTTAACAGTTCGCGTCCGCCAATGCGCTCAGATCGCCAGTCGAGCAGGCTGTTTGCACCGATTGATACCCAGTACGGACGAACTCCAGATGCCTTTGTCTGCGCAACCGTCATCTCGCCATTGGTTGGCGGGTAATCAATCAGGACGATGTTAATTCCGAACCCCATCGCCCCTTCCAGCACTCCAGCCAGAAATGAGTGGAGGTTTGTCCCCTGCATATCGATATCGTCGAACAGCTCAACGATGCGGGCAGGAACATCATCAGCCCACGTAACAGGTCGGGAGAATGGCTTGCCACTCAGAACTTCAACAGTGCGGGAGAATGCAGGGAGTAACGTTGCTACCGCCAGTCGGCGTTTGTAGAAATTATCGTCTTCGTTAGGCCATTGCGGGAGATATGCTTTCCCGGCCTCTCGCATCTCTTCCGTGCCACCCAGCAAAGCGGTAATCATAGGCCAGCATTCTGCAATAGCCTCGACTTTTGCTGATCGCACTCTTACAGAATCGGTCATAGTTAATTCCAGTTATGCAGAAAACTTCCTGACTTTCGCACCGCGTCGCTTAATGAGTGGTGAAAGCGCGTAACGAGTGCCGTCCATATAGTGGTTATTGGCGTCGACAATATCGGTCAGCACATCACCTGTAAGGCGATCGACTTTGTAGCTGTAGAGCCTTGCCTCTTTCAGCCATTCTTTGCAGCGCGGGTGAATGATGATTTCTTTGTAACTACGCAGGTGAGCAATGCCGTCTTCTACACTGCCACCCCATTTCTCGACGCCGGTAATCTTTGGCAGACTTTTACGCTTGCCGTTACCTGTCGATCTGACATGACTGATTGTTTCTGGTCTCGCCGAGTCAGCACGAACAACGTGAAGCTCTATGCCTGGGATGCGCTGAATCATGTAATCGGCTATGTCGTCGTTTTCAAGTCCGACTTTACCGGCCTCATACTCTATCCAGAGGCGATCATCATGCACCCAGCATTTAACGCCAGCTGTCGGGTCCTGACTGAATCCCCAGTCAATGCCGTAATATGGTCCATTCCATCCTGATTCAGGCTCAAACTCTTCTACGCGATATTTGCCAGACAGAATCTGCGCTTCGCTGTTCTCACGATATGCGCCATCCCATATCCAGGCATAGGCATTGTCATCAAGGCGTTTCTGGTCGTCGATACGCTCTTTTTCAAGCACATCAGGAAACCACGGGTTATCCGTATAGTTCATTTCTACTGCGATGCAGTGCTCTGATGGCTCTTTGCGAAACCGCTTGTCTGTAGGGCTGCCGTTTTTCTCCGGGTTCCACGTCACCCAAATCTCTGAACCATCCTCACGGACGGTTGGAGCGAGCTTTTGCCAGGCCACCTCGCTAACAGACTCTGCCTCATCCACCCAGCACAACAAGATCCGCGCTTTTGACTTGATACTGTCCAGGTTATGCCGCAGACCGCAGAACACGTAGTTGATGCTTTTGTCGATAGTGCGAATGTATTTCTCGCCGATATCGAAGTTAGCCGCCAGCCACGGAACCGCTCTGATTGCCTGCTTCACCTCTTCCATGCTCGACTCTTCCAGTGAGTTCATAAACTCACGAGCACAGAGAATCACCCCACTCTCGCCATTCATCATCGCCTGATAAGCCTTCACAGCAGTCATCATGGCGAATGTGCGAGTCTTTGCGCTTCCACGACCACCGTAAGCCCCGCGATAGCGCATGCCAGGCTTTGTGAAAACAGGAGCGAGCTTTGCAGGGATTGGTAGCTGAACGGAGTCACTCATGCTTTGGCTCTACAGGAAGCAGCTGAATAGTTGTCGGCTTAGGAGTCATTGAGCCATCGGATGATTTAACGTCGATGTCCTGTGTGACCTTGTCGCCGTATTTCTTCGGATTCATCCTTGCCAGGGCCCATTTGCGCGTGTCGATACGCAGACGAGCCTTTGCAACGGCTGATGCTTCTTCTGCGACGGTGTCTGCAATATCGAACATATCCTCAAATATTGCATCAGCGCGGGTATCAGCAGCTTTCGCGTATTGGTCGCGAAACTCTTCATGAGCAGCAAGCCAGCGAAACACGGTGGCCTTGTGTGGCATGCCTGGACGTTCACAGACTTTGCGTAAGCTTTCACCTTCGGCGAGCAACGCACAAATATCAGCGGCCACCTCTGGTAAATAATCAGAAGGGCGGCCTGTTTTTTTCTCGGTCGCCATGTTGTTACCTTATTCGTCTTTAACGCGTTTCTGCATTTCGGTTTCTGCGGTGAATGTCTGAATGTCACCGCCACTATAGAGGTCTAATTCAGTTGCGACTTTCACAGCGTATTCAGCATCTTTGTCGCAATGCATTACTGCCCTTGCGATCATGCTTCCTGAGCCAATGGCGTAGCTGTCAATCTGCAAGCTCACTGATGCGTGCGTGTTTCCACCATTTTTGGAGATAATCCATGCCCTGCCGATTCCTGTGATGGCAAGCGCCGTGAAATCAGGTTCTGCAGTGAACTTTTCGCGACTTTCAACTGTGATTTTTTCGCCATAGTATTTTTCTAATACCTGCTCTGCGATTTGCTCAAGTCGCTCGCGCCCTGGCACTTTGACTTCGATGCTGTACGTATTCATATGATTACTCGCTAAACGGCTTGATGCCGTATTTCAGCGCGAACTGCGCCGAGGTCATTTTGGTTACTGCGCCGGTTGTGTTGTCACCGACATAGACAGCCTCGCCTGATTTGGCTTTCACTGCCTTCCAGATAACAGACGGCACGTTGACGCCGTTTCCGATCGTCTTATCGCCGGGTATCATTCCGGTAACCACCCATGCATCACCTTCTGACAGCACCTGTTTGCGCACGGCTTCTTCCATCAGTCGCCAGGCCTTTCTGTTGAGGTCTGGTAGTTGAGGCGTCATGTTTGCAAGACTGAAGGTTTCTAACTGCTCCTGAGCTGTTCCTGCGTCGCCTGCTGCAGTCATATGGCCCATATCGTAACCGGACTTTGCGTAGTCCTTCTGTGTGGACTCAAACTGCTTAGGGACTTTTGGCTCGCTGTGGAAAGCGTCCTTGCGCTTAAGCTGGAGAGAGCCTTTAACGTCATCTGCTGTGAGGTGCTGAGCGCTTACCACCGGGTCTTTCAGGGAATCGCTGTAAAGCACTGAGAACTGAGTGAAGCAAATCTCCTGGTCGTACTTAACAGGAGGAGGATTGTCGTTCAGGAATTTACCCGGGCAGTTTGAACCAGCGATAGCTGAAAACGAAAAAGCCGCTACGAGAGCGGCTATGAGATATTTTTTCATAGTTTTTACCAGTCTTCATGGGTTTCGAATTTTTGCTTTACGAGACGATATTCTTCGTATGCATCTTTCGGTGTCTTCCCATAGCCGGTTACTAATGCCTGCTCACCTGGCTTGTAATGCCACATGATGCATTCAAATGATTTTTGGAAATGGCAAAATCGAATGTGCGGCTTACGAATTGGAATCATGCTGCTTTCCCCTGCATGATGGCGATCATGTCTGGGTCCATCTGGTCGATAATCCGTTCTCGTGCTGCATTAAGAAGTTGTTTGCGCCCACCAACGCCCCATTTATTCATTACCTTGGCGCAGGAGCTAACCTCTTTCGTCTCCATGTCGATAAGTAGATCAAGACGGTTAAGACGATTCATATTTCCGAGCCCGTTCAGCACTGCTTCTCTGAACGTCTCATAAACGCGAATTTCAAATTCCGGCTTAATCCATGCAGCGTATCTGATGGCAAGCAGTTCAGCGGCCCAAACACCAGGCTCTCCACTTCCGCGGACAACCTTAAGTGCTTGATTATCATCCAGAGGACAATTTTGTCCTTTGCCAATAAGCGCGATTACAAAGCGCTTTACTGAACCATTTCGAATGAACTTGCTGGGCTTTTGAGATTCTGTAGCTTCGCCCTTCAATACTGCCGCAGCATGCAGATCGTTGAGGTTGTATCGTCCTTCGCTATCAACTCTGACTGATACGCCATTTACAACAACTGTTGGGTGTGTCATTGCGTTTACCTTATAGAGATAAGCCTCGTTGCCCAGAAAGACCGCCCACAAAGAAGCCGCCGCTTATAACGGTGTTTCTCCGAGGCTTATTTCTGTAAGGCTTTGTGGTTTGAGTGCGCCGGGCATGGCGCTGATTTGGAGCAATAAAAAAGCCCAGCAATTTCTGACTGAGCTTTGTTAATTCGTGTCGCAGCTTTCGCTCTGCTTTTCAGCGGTGCTCAGCAACTTCCGTCTGTTCCGGCTGCCAAGATGTGGATCACCATCCTTTCGGGGGTACACAATCTTTACCTTGTCGGGGGTATTGGTTACTTAGCGATTACGCCAGCTTCCTGACCTGCTCGGATGTAATCCTGCAACTGGTCTAGTTTTGCCTGGTCGCTGATTGAACCGGATCGGATATCGTAAATGTTTCGTCCAAAATCTGGACTGAATTCGATTTGGGCTCCATCGCCCATGCCGGAGGCGCTTGCAGCTGCACTTTTTGACAGGTTACAGGTTGCAAGACCAGCTTTGGCGAATTGCAACTGGCGAGAGCCAGAGGTAACAGCATCACGAAGAGCTTTGTTTTCTGCGAGCGCATTATTTAACTCCTGCGTATGCTTCTGATCGCTTTTGGCTACAGCGCTTGAGAATGCGTGTTCCAGCGCTGCGTTTTTATCACGCTGAGCACTGGCTTCGTCGCTGATGGCTTTCAGGTCTTCGGCGTGCTGCTGCTTTATCGTGGCAATATCAGCGGTGAACTTATTATCAGTCACCCACCAACCGGCAAGTGCGCCAAGCAAGGCACCACACAGCAACGCAATTCCGCACCACTTCCAGCCAGGCTGAAACACCGTTGAGATGTTCATTTTGGCTGGTCATTGTCGAACTGCTTAATAGCACGAGCGATGATGCCGCAGACAGAAACAAAGGCCACGATGTAGCCAAGGTATTGCGCAGGAATCATTGCTTTTACGTCATCAGGCACCTGGTCCCAGATACCAGCAATCACAGCCAGCACCGCAAGGATGCGTACTGACCACATCTTCCAGAGTTGTGGAAGGTTATCGATGAATTTCATGCTTATCCCACCAGGACGCTTTTAGCGACGCTATAACGAGCCTTCCGATCGTCCAGACCGTTAGTCCCGCCGTTGATACGTTTTGTCAGTCCGACAATGTCATCTTTGTCTGCAAAGGAGTTGCAGTTATTGGCTTTCCAGAACCAACCGGCAGAACGCGCTGCGTTTTGGTCAAGAAGCAATAAACCAGGGTCATTCACCAGGTCAAGGGAAAGAGCTTTACCACAGTCGGCATAGTTCGCTTTGAACGTCACCTGTTTCAGGCCTCTTCCACGATATTTCCAGCCATCACCTGGTGCTGAGTTCCCGTACCGGCCGCCATAAACGATATTCGCAATATCAGCCTGACGGGATGGAGATAGAGCGAGCTCACCGGGCTTACGTCCGAGCTTTTCGCGCTGCGCTGCAGTAAGCCGATCGCCAAAAATTGCCAGACCAGATACCGAGTAATTCAGTGACTCAACAACTGAGCGCCAGCCGTTGGATTCGGTACCAATCTGAGCGATGAAGTGAGCTTCGCGCAAAGGAGTGTTGATGCCGAACTCATCCATGACTTTGACGACATGCGGATACCATTTATCAGCAAGCGCGGGAGTAAGCCCTGCAGCTCGCATAAACTGGTCTTTAGTCATGGTCTACCTCAGAAGTAAACTTCACGCTGAATGCTGCTGTAATTCGTTCTCGGCTCAATGGCCTGAACGGCTTTACCATCCGGCGATATAATCACTACGCCGGGTGCATTCAGTGTGTTATTCGCCAGTTTTTGCTCTGCGTTATGCGCTCGCATCTCTGCAGCGGTTCTTTGCCGGTTCATATCACTGGCAAGCTTCACAGCGTCACGGCTACTGTTTACCGAGTCATTGAATTGATTGCAGAGGATGGCGGTTAAGATAAGGAATACGACAGGTACGAAGTCGACAATATATCGCCCCACCCTGATCTCAGTTCTTGCCATAATTATCACCATTGTCACTTTGGCTGAACCATGGCAACTTTTTGAGGATTGCTGCTCCTTGCCATCCCGCAGCACCGCATCCCATACCGAGGATGTAAAGTGACCACTGTTTGTCCAGCCCATATAGAGCCATCATTGTTCCGGCAAAGATTGACACGATCATATGACTGCCAAGGCTGACTTTTTCAGCTTCCGGTCTGGTTTCGTACTTTGCCCATGAACCTAGCACCGTCATGATGAGCGCGAGAAGCAAAGCCGGAATAAGGTCTGTTCCGTTTGCCATTGCGTAGTCTCCACCATGCGGTGGCCTGTTAAAGCGACTGGCATGAGACTACCAGGCCGCATATTAGCGACCCCAAATGATTGGGGGATTTGTTCTTATTGAGAGGTAAAGCATTGTGTTGCGAACAAATCCGATCTAATGTTTTGCCCGTCTGATCAGACGATATGGGCCTCGGTCTTTGTTCGTGACTCAACTCATGAGCAAGATGGCCGTAGGTTGTTCCACCAACTTACGGTCGCCCATTTTCACGAAGCCCGCCATTGAGCGGGTTTTCTTTTGGTCATTATCAAAGCCACTCAGAGAATGGCTTTTGTGATGACTACAGTTCGCTGAGTTTTTCTTTCAGCAGATAACCTTCGAGCATCCAGATTTTGTTCACTGCATTCTTGCGAGCAATCTTTCGCCCTATTTCTTCATCGAAATTTTCCGGGCTGGCACATGCGCTTTCGCCAGTGACCGTAAATCCGTTACGAAGCACCAAAACGCAGAATGTAAGAAGCTCCAGGGCGTCAGGCTGGTTTGGTATTTTTACGCAGTAAGTTTCACTTTTCTGAACATGTGCAAAACGAGCCCCATCAGCGGCAGTGAAATAATGTTCACTGGCAATTATGTTGGCAATGTGGTCAGGAGTAACGCGAGCTGCCGTCTTACCTTTGGCTTTGATTTCTTTTTCAATTTGCTGGTCGTTCATAATTTCACCAGTTGATTGTTGGTAGGGGTGAAAGCGCATAGCACCGTAGCCACAGCGGATAAGGTGAGGGTATTGTCTGTCTGGTATTTGGTGGGATGCGCTTTCAGAAAGGTCGTGCTTAAAACGCAAAAAGCCCCAGGTGATTAACCCCGGGGCCGTTGAATGACTGCACTACTCCATCATTGGAATTAGATTAGTCCGTTTTTCCGCCAGAGTAAAGTGTTATTTCTACCAACATCCATATTGGTAGAAATATTTTCTTCACATGGTCACTTTAGCAATAACACTATCAGCAAATGCTTCTTCTTTGTGACATTCAGTGACGAGGGATTCAAAGAATGGCTGGAGGTGGTCATATGCAAAGGTTTTTTTCACATCCCATGCAGTCTGCACCCCCTCAAAGACGGTCGAGAACTTGAGTCTTCGGTATCTTCGTCCTGAGCATTTATCGCAGGTTTTCCATACCGGGATGCCGCCCATTTCTTTTGTCTTTTCTTGGTCAACAACTTTGCCTTTCCCGTGGCACCGGCAGGCATTGCTGAGCACCTTCTTCCCTTTGCAGGATGGACACTGTACCTTTTCGATATCTCGTTGCTCACGGTATACCTGATAGGCTGAAGGTCGAATCGTCTTATCACCCATCTGCAATGCAGCTTTGACGAAACGCTTTTCCCTGGATGGCGTGTACGTTTTTGTGCTGAACACTTCGGCATCTATGAATCCTTCACCGTGGCAGCAATCGCATTTCCGTACGCTAGCCGCACTACGTGAATAATCCTGAAAAGCGAAAGTTGCGAGCAATTGCAATACACGTTGTTTAGTATCTTCCTGTAGTCCATCGAATGCCTTAGTACGTCCTGCCAGACGCTTTGCCATTTCGTATACGCCCATGACAGCTTTATTTGGTGAACTGATGCCAATCTTTGCCAGGTAAAGCTCGATACCGATGCCGCATTTTGATTCTGCCAAACCTAATGCGGCCATCACTCCACTTATGTCCAGAGAGTCTGTTGCGGTTGCTCTCGGCGAGTCGCTGAACATTGGTGATTTTGGCGCAAAGTATTTAGCGATTGATTCGAGGTTCATTATGCGGCTTCCTTCTGTGGCTGTTTGGTTTTGGTCTGGCTGTGCTTTGCTATTGGCGGCATGCTGGCGCGCTTAACGCTATCAACCTGGTATCGGGTTATCTCGTCTCTGGTCACGGCGCGCACTCCCCAATAATGATCTGCCCCTTCTCTCCCCAAAGTTTTGTCACCCGACCATCCCAGACGCGGCTGTCGTCGTCGAAAATTGCATCGAGTAGAGCCTTTTCCAGGTTGTCTTTATCCGGTTTCTGCTGATGAGCCTGGCCGTTGAGTTGCGTGCGCTTCTTCTGGCTCCAGCTTTTTGGCATAGGAATGATGAAGGTGATGTGATAACCGGATTCAGGAATGTTGATTCCAAGCAGGCGCACCTCGGCTTTGAAAGCCCAATATGCCGCTGTCGCAGGCCTCTTATGCCAGCGATCTCGCTGTGTCATGCGGGGCTTGCTGACCGGCGTGATATCGTAAATATTCATGCGGGCACCACCAGGCCACGACGGGCGATCTGGATAACGGTCAAGACAATGGCTCGATCCATTAACTGGCGGCGCTCGTCACGGCTCAGCCCCTTCCCGTTATCAATCTCTGAATGGCAGGTGACACAGATAGCGGCGGTGGCGCAGTCGTCTGTCTTCATGCCAATTCCCTTACCTTCATTGCGGTGTGCTACCTGTACGCCCCACGCTCCGCAAAGGACGCATTGCTCAATCTGGCCGACTGCGGCGAGCCACTTCTTGCTGCGGTATGTTTTACTCATGGTCACCACCTTGAACCTGTACCAGCGTGAGGTTTCCGCAAAACACAGCTCCTGTGTCGATGTACATCTGGTTGGCATACTTCAGGGGCTGGCGCGCAGGGGTGTGGCCGAAGATAAACAGATCGGCACCGTCTATCGGCGAGGCAATGCCGTCCTGAGCGTCGCTAACCCGTTCACGATTCCAGATGACCATATCTTTCGGGACAGGCTTATCGAATTCATATTCGTTGTGAGGGTAGTCAGCGTGGCAGATAACGATTTTACGTTCAGCGGTAACCAGCTCGATGACGAGTGGCAACTCAGCTGCTTTGTGAACCAGCACCTTAGCCAGCACTTCTTTGTCATAGTCGAGATTGAAGAACCAGCCGCCACCATTTGCCAGCCAGTGATTGACGTTTCCATACTCCGACAAGCCATCAATCATCATCTGCTCATGGTTACCGCGAACCGCCCGGAACCACGGCATAGTAATCATCTCCAGGCACTCGACGTTTTCCGCGCCGCGGTCAACAAGGTCACCAACCGAGATCAGCAAATCACGAGCCGGGTCGAACGAAACCTTTTCGAGCTCATTCATCAGCAGCGTGTAGCACCCATGCAGATCGCCGACGACGAAGATATTGCGCCAGTCAGCGCCATTAATGCGTTGATACATGCTCATGCGGATTTTCTCCTCGCTGCGAGACGCAGCCATTTCTGATCCACCAGACGGGCGGTGTAGTCCTTGAAAGTCGGGATGTCGGACGGCTTAACCTCAGGCTTACGCTTGCGGCGCGCCGGAACGCGAAAGATTTCGTTGGTGATGACGCGTGCGAGAGGATTACCCACGGGAAGCCCTCCACTCTTGCGCCCAGGCGATGCGCTTACTGGATGCTTCGGAGAACTTCACGCCACGGTCGGTACCGAACCAGTAAATCGCCTCAATGACGTCGACCATGTAGCGCTTGCTGGATTTGGATGTGCGGACGCCGAAATAAACGCGGCCGCCGTTGATGCCCGGCGCGGACTTCTGCTCCTGGTCCTGAGTCTGATTCACCAGAACTGTGATTAGGTCCTTCCATTCTTCGCGGGTCAGCTTTTCGCCGTGCCAGACTACCTGGTCAGACAGGTCTTTCAGCAGTGGCCACATAAGGCGGTTTTGCTTGTCGGTGCGGGTCTCTTCCCTGGCCTCGACTACCATCGGTGCGCGAGGGTTTACCGGCAGGGTGCGAATGTACGCGATGAGGTTCTCTTTAACGGTGTCGTTAACGATGCAGTAGTGCTGTTTCATACGCCACCTCCGAGAGGTAACGCAGAATGCAGAAAATCGCAGGTGCATTTCTGCATCTGTGACAAGGTGAGGAGTTCAGATTGTGGTCGCATTTAAGTCCCCTTAAATGCGCAGAAGTCGCAACCGGCTGTTCAGACCGACTGCGACTTAATTATAACATTACTTTTGAAAAATGATTATCAAGAATCACTCTAACTTCGGCGCAGCTTCAATCATGGCTGCCCAGCACAGCTTAGCCCTGTGCGCCGCCTGCTGACATCCGCTCATGGCGTCGTATGCTTTCCACTCCTTCTCGTCACTGAAGATCTCATCTGGCTCTGACTCAAACCCATTGACGATCATGTCTTCTGTCGGCTCAACCGGCACCATCACCCAACCATCCGGAATCACCGGAGACTTGCCGCTCACGGCCTCCTGGAAGCGTTCAAGCTCCACATAATCCTGACATGACCACCCGCCATCAATAAAATCGCGAGCTTCAACAGCGTCGAAAGTGAATGATGTTTCGCCACTAGTTGGTGAGGTTAAGCCGTACAGGTCTGCTACTGGCTTAAACTGTGTGGCTGGAATATTTTCCGGAATATTTTGCGGTTCGTTTTGTGGTCGATCGGCACCCTGAAGCATGGCTGCGCGATAGGCGTTCCAGCCGACAGCTTTTCCGTGTTCAAACGAGCTGTCAAAGTCATCATCCATTTCCATCGCAGCGGGCACAGATATCGGCGCTGGCGGGGCGGTGAATAGGTGCTCAATAACGCAGCTCTCAAGTTCGAAAGCGTCAGGTTGACGATGATCCGTATACTCCCAACGCTCGCTACCTATAGCAGCAGGTGATTTTAACTTTGACCTGAAAGCAACAGCCTCCGCTTCGAGCGATGCCAGCGCGATACGCAGAGCCGCCAGTGTATTGGTTCCATCTTCGCCAAGCCCGAACGGAATTTCATCGCGGGCTGCTTCCATGTCGGAAATTTTCTGCTGCAGCCATTGTTTGGTTAATTCAGCCATATCCCTAATTCCCCTTGATGCTGACTTTGACGCCAACCTTGCGAATCTCATCGGCGCATCTGTTCACGACACTCCGGTGAAACTCCCAAAAAATTTTCGCCGACTGTGGCCCTAATGGGTGAACATCGTGCGAACTCGGAAGTACAACCTCCCGCGCCTCCAGCTCAGCAATCCGCTTCTCTGCGGCTTCCAGCTCATCCAGCAGCGCCACTGAGCGCAAAGCCAATTTCGCAAGCATGTTTGTGTCCTTCAAGCTCATCAGCCAATGCCCAGGATTGCTTTTGCAATACTCCATATCAGCTAATTTATTGAGCCATTCAATTTTTTCTTGATTTAACGCCTGTTTGTCGATGTTGCTCATTGGGCGGCTCCTTCTGCTTTCTTTTCGTCAACGCTCCAGGCTGTAACCAGTGCGCTGGTGACCTGATAAAACGAGTGCTTAACCTTCACACATAATTTTTCACCAGTAGCTGATACCGTTTCGATAGTTGTAAGCTCGCCGCCGCTTTCGAAATCAGGGTAGAACTGCGTTACCAGGTTACTTTCGACAATCACGGAACCATCCGGCGTGTGCATTTTAAGTTTCATACCCCTACCCTCCCCCAAACCATCAATACTCGCTTCATTGCCGGACTGTTCCGGCACTCCTGAAATATTCCGTTGGTGCAACTGCGAGCTGTACCAGCCTGCTCTTCCGGAGTAGCAAGGCGATAAGTCACCGTTCGCCAGACCTTGCTAACGCGCACAATCTTGCGGGCCCGCTCCAGATCGATAGCGTTCTTCGTTATGCAGTTGATGGTCATGCCGCACTCTGTGGCCACACCCTTCGCAGTGAAGGTCTGGTGCGTTTCGAGATAACGCAGAATTGCCTGTTTGCCTTTCATCGTCTTAGCACTCATAGTCAGCCTCCTGTTGCATCTGGCCGCTGTAGGTGAAATCTACCGGGTCCAGGCCTGAGTAGCGGCTGCTGAAGTGGTAGGTCTTTTCTGCCCCCGGCGCATGGCGGGACTTCACACAGATGATTTCGGTGATGCCTTTCAGTTCGGTGTTCGGGTTGTATTTCTCATCCCGGTAGATCATGAAAATCACATCGGCTTCCTGCTCGATAACACCGGACTCGCGGAGGTCAGCTGCGACCGGGCGCTTATTGGCGCGCTCCTCGACCTTACGGTTAAGCTGAGCCAGTGCGATGACCGGGCAACGCAACTCTTTAGCCAGGTTCTTCAGGCCGGTGGCGATCTCCCCTACGCTGCGGTTCATGTTCTCAGGGTCAGACATGCGCATCTTCTGGAGGTAATCGACAATGACCACACCAAGTCCACCCAGTTTCTTGCTCATTCGCCTGGCTTCCGCTCGCACCTGATGAACGCTGAGGGATGGCTTGTCGTTGATATAGATCGGGGCTTCGATGAAATCCTTCATGCAGTGGCCGACCTTTCCCCAGGCACCATCCATCACGCCGCTCTGCTTGCTGAGTAAATCCTCTTTGCTTACCCGTGCCCGGTGGAACGCGACACGTTCGGAGATCTGATCAACTGGCATTTCCAGGCTGAAGAACAGCACAGGCTTTTTGTTTTTCAGGCCGACTGTCTCGGTCACGGTGGTGCTGAACATGGTTTTCCCCATGCCCGGGCGCCCGCCGACAACGATGAAATCGGTGTTGTTGAAGCCGCCAAATGCGCTGTCGATGGTCGCCATGCCAAGCTCGGTTTTGTGCTTCCAGATATCGCCGCTGATAATCGACTGGATAGTCTCTAACGACATGTCGATCCCGGTGGTGATGTGCTCAGTGCCATAGTCCGCACTGTGCTCAATACCGGAGATATCGGCCTGTATGTTGCCGATGATGTCAGCGATACCCTCACTGGATGGTTCGGACAGTTTCTGGATCCCTACCTGTAGCGCCAGGGTCATCCGGCGGCCGAGATGCATTTCCCGCAACTTTTCGCAGTACGAGGCAAGGTTAGCGAACGATGGCGTGTTTTTGCTGCATTCAGCCAGGTAGGCGAATCCCCCGGCACTTTCCAGCGCTCCAAGGCGCTCAAGGTCGCTGGTCAGCGTAAGCAGGTCTATCTTCGAACCGGATTCGTTAAGGCGCTTATAGGACCGCAGAGCCACCTTGTGAGGCGTTGCTGTGAAGTGGTCCTCAGTCAGCCCCTCAATCGCGTCAGTCGCCATGTCAACGCCGTCTGTGCGGCCCGCTGCGAGCATGATCCCGCCAATGACGGCCTGCTCAACGTATAAATCAATAAAACGGCTCATGGTTTGACTCCCTTGCGCTCACGGTGCTCGTTGATGGCCTGCTCGTAGACAGATCCCCAGTTCTTCGGATTCAGGATCCAGTCGAGTGTCAGCCATGGCTGATCGCCTCTGGTGCCGAACAGGGAAGACTTGCTAATCAGCTCGAAGGCCATTCCCATGTGCTTCAGTTCTCGCCAGTTGCCCTGGGTGGTTTTGCCGTTCCACACAGCTTCCAGGTCTCGATAGGCCGGGCGGCGGCGGTTCCACTCATGCAGAGAAACAGCCTTAGACGGGAATTTTTCATTCCAGAGCTTGATGATCTCTTCGTGCGGACAGGCTGCCGGATTGCTTCCCTGGCCATCAGCCCATATCAGGGCGTCTGACAGGTATCCATCAAAGCGGGTCATACGGCACAGGTTCTCTGGCTTGAAGCTGTGACCCCAGTTCACATGGGCCCAGCGGATAACGAGTTTCAGCTCTTCAGCGGTGTAGCACTGGTCTTTGCTCTTCACCGTGGAGAGAGCTTTCTCGAAAGGCGCCAGTGCAGCACAACGACTACCGGTTAGCTCGTTGAAGTAATCCATCACTTCCTGAGCGAGTGAGTTTTCCCCCTGGGGGGATTTAGGGGGATCATTTCTTTCTTTCTTTTGAATAGTTTCTTTTGTGTTTAGCTGAGTTGGCTTATGGGTATTAGCTGACTGGGCTAATGTTTCATTAGCTGTTTCGGCTAATGATTTGCCATTTTGGCTAATGCTGAAATTCCAGTCAGAAATCACCTTATTCACCCCGATCGCCAGGCCGTTGGTAACGATGATGTTCATTGCAATCATCTCGTTCTTGGCCTTGCAGACATGCGTATGGTGAATGCCGGTCATTGCTGAAATCTGGGTATTGGTAATGCGGTCAAACTTTTTCCCGAACCCATAGGTTTTGCGGATCACCGCAAGAACGACCTTCAGCTGGCGAGCCGTTAAATCAGCAGCCATAACCGCTTCCAGCAGCTCGTTAGCGATGCGGGTATACCCATCATCGATATCTGCCACCTGACGCTCCACGACCGATACAGACGGTCTGAAAGGTATTACTTTTGCGAGGTTATCCACGACCGCTCTCCTTGCGTTTCAGTTCTTCCAGGATGGCACGCATCTTCTCGGCCACTTCCGGGTTAACGGAACGGACAAAGCGGTCACGGGTAATGTTTTTATGTACAGCGGTATGGAAATAGCGTGGTTTTTTTGCCATTATTCCTCCTGCAACTACTCTCGTTTTTGCATCAGAAAGTCGGTTCTGTTCGCGCAGACCGGCTTTCGCCATTTCTGTAGTTCTCACATGACCCCCAGCATCGATGTAACCATCGTCATCAGTGGGCCCACCTGCTCCGGCATGAGGCGGAACAGCGACGCTATACCTTCGCTTACCTCTTTCAGCTTCTGATGCTCTGGCGCGCCGAGGAGAACTGCCTGCTTTGCTTCAGCGCACTCTTTCATGGCCTCCGCAATCAACTCCTCTTTCGTCTTGCCTTTCACCAGACCGAACTGACGGGCCACCTGCTCGTTATCCCGAGCCATCACATCAACAATGACGGGGATCAGTAGCACCAGGCCTTTATCGTTCTTAGGGCCAGGGTCGTTAATCATCCGGAAGAAGTTCTGCTTGGTGTTGTGCTCAGAACCGGCCAGCAGCAATCCACGCCCGCCGCGCGCCAGCCACTCCTTTGCTACCAGTTGCGAAATGTGAACCTGAGCCTGCCCTGGCGTTGCCTTCTGCCAGGCGCGAACAGCTTCGCGGATCCTGGTCAGCTTACTGTTATTGCGCGGAACGCTTTGATTTATCGAAATCATCGGATTCGCAGTGAATCCGTTATTATCGTGATACGCAAGTGATTGCATGTGCATTCCCTTTCGTGGTTAGGCCGCCGTTAAGCGGCTTTTGGTTTGCTGATTTCAAGGATCTGGTTCTCGGTAAACTGACCACCAGATGCAGCTGCGATTTTTGACGCATAGCCTGTTTCGCCGGTGTAGTCGGTACGCGGTAGGCAGCCGCTGTTAATCCATTTGTAGATAGCGCGGGGCGTGCGCCCGCAAGCCTTCGCCACCACCGGTACACGGATTTGCTTGATGATGTCGCCAAGGTTCTTAGGTTGCATTTGTTAACCCTCAAATTGAACTGTAAGTACATATTATGTCGGAACTGATAGTTCACGCAAGTGATATTATGATTGAACCCATGGTTCAAGAAGAAAAGGCGCGTATGGAGTTCTCCCAACGGCTAGCGCTGGCCTGTGATAAAGCTGGTTTGCCTGTACATGGTCGTCAGACTGAAATAGCCAAGCGTATGAAGCTGACACCTAAAGCAGTAAGCAAGTGGTTCAATGGGGAGGCAATTCCAAGACGAGGGAAGCTGCAAGAGTTGGCGGCTATCATCGGCACATCCTCGTCTTACCTATTAGGTGATAGTGCGGCAGATGGTATATCTGAAGGGCATTTGATTATGAGGGATGATTCTTTCCGTGTAGACGTATTTGATATTCAGGCTAGCGCTGGGCAAGGAATTCTTGTGCGAGATGAGTTCATTGAAACAATACGATCCATAGAGTATTCAACCGAAGAGGCTCGCGCCGTATTTGGTGGGCGCCCAGCTGACCACATAAAAATGATTGCCGTGAATGGCGATTCGATGTCTGGCACGTTCGAGCCGCGAGACCAGATCTTCGTCGACGTCAGCATCGACTGCTTTGACGGTGACGGCATATACATTTTCGTTCTGGACAATGATCTCTACATAAAGCGACTTCAAAAGCAGCACAAAAAATTAGCTGTGATTTCAGACAATAAAAAATATGAAACCTGGTACATCGAAGATGGTGATTTTTCTTCTCTCCGCATCTGCGCGAAAGTGCTGGTAAGCCAGTCAAGGGCATACAGATTTCATAGCTGAGGAAGTTAAGCATGGAAGCAATTAAGGTTACAGATCTGAGTGATGGAAGCGCCTTATACGAGCTTGGCGACCACTTCATCACCTGCAAATTAAGCCACGATAAATGTTGGCAGCTAGGTGCTTTCAAGCGTGATGGAAGCAATCTCAGAGATGACACTCTGGCGGTATTGAAGAATGAAAAATTCATGTTTATGGTTAAGCTCGGCGGGCAGCTTTCTCCTAAGCCTCAATGCATAGCTGTTAACGGGCGATTTTTATTTTCTGTACATACCGGCAAAGACAACAACATGGCTGCAGCCATAGTCATGGATAACACCGGGAAAGAGTTATTCAAGATAGAAACTTCCACTCACCTCATCAGTTCGTCCATATCTGAATTTGGGCGCTACATCGCCCTATCGTTTGCCGGCAGCAAAAACAAAGATGATTTTTACGCGCACCGGCTTGAGGTCATAAACATTGATACCGGAGAGGTGTTGATGTCCGTTATCAAAACAGACTTCCTTCGATACGCTGAACTTTCAGTAGTTGAGCCAGACGGCGGACTTTTCGCAACTTTCAATGGTCACACAAGGCTTGTTGATGTGACGAACCTCTAATAAATCAAACCAGCCCCATCCCCCCCCTCGCCTCAATCAATAAAAAACTCAAAAATATTTCTCCTTAAAGTTCATAAAGATAATTGCATATGAACTTTCCATTCACAGTAAATGTACTTATGGTACTTTACATGAATGAACTATTGGTACATTATCATTCCATCGAAACGAAACATCGACAGCTGAGCGAAGTTAGCCAGCGGCGAAGTGGAGATTCGGTCAGTCGAACGGCGCGACAGTAAACCATGCGTCGGACCATAGGCGGGCTCAGGAAGAGCGGCAATTATGGCAAAGCGATTTACCAGCAGCTCTTTGCGAGGGGCTGACGGTAAACAAACAGAGGGGTGTGTATGGCAGATAAAAAAACGGCGCCACTACTGCTTAACGTAGACGCCAGTGAGGTTCTCACTCAGTTCGGGGAGCTTTTAAAGTTACTTGAACTTCCAGCCAGTTCCTTTCAGGGAATTCCTGAGCATGTCGTCGATCTGTTTTTTGACCGTGTCCGTGGCCTGATTGACAACATCGTCCTTAGTGATTTCGCGACCACAGTCAGCACAACTGACGCCGGTGAAATTTGTCTCAAAGTCAAAATCATCGGGCTGGTTGAACATCTCACTTCCGCAGTCAGGGCACACGGTCCGCATGGTTTGCATGAATATATCCTTTCTACTGTTGGGGAGATTAAAGAGTAAGCGATTTCTTGCTGTTGGGGAATAGCAGGAGAGCACGCGCCGGGCGTGGCTAAACATCCCGGTACTCATTCAAGTTGAGGCTGCCAGGTAGGCGGCCTTTTTCATACCTGGAGTCATTTACGAGTGACTCAATTTATGACAACCGGCGGCCATCCACCGCCCATTAGCGCAGAAGTCTTTGTTAACGTTCAGCGGCGCGGCTTAAGCGCGGAGATGATTATGAAATACACCATGAAGGTTTATAAAAACTCTGATGACCATGCTGCTTATCTGAAAGCGCGATCCGACCGCGCCAGAAATGGCCAGTCATTTGAATGGGCGGGTCACCGCTGGGCGTACGAAGTCACCAGTTTTGACGATGCCGGCGATTACGACCTGCTTTACCGGTTTGATGACAAGCCATATCCAGAAGAAGTTTCAGTCACTACAGATGACATGACGATCCGTGACTACTTTGCAGCTATGGCTATGGCAGCAATTGTGCGCAGATATGACGGACATTCGTTTGGTGGCGGCCCGGAATCACCACAATACAAAGAATTAGCCGAAGATGCGTATCACATTGCCGACGCAATGCTCCGCGCCCGGGAGGCATCATGACAGTCACCCACAACGGCAAGCAGTACACCGCCAAAAAGCTCAACGATAACGAGTGGCAGCTGACGTCGGTATCGGCACCGCGCGACAAACTGACGCTTAACCGCCAGCAGATGCATATGGCTGGTCTCCTGGAACAGGTTGAGGTGAAGGTATGATCGGAATGCACTATGGCACCGCATCAGTGCCACGTAGCGAGGTTTTACCGGGCACAATGCTGCAACACCACGGCAAAACCTATCGCGCCTCTGCGAACGTTGAGAAAGGCCTATACGCCTTCAACATCTTCGAAAAAACCATTATCAAAAGTGATTCCATCGTTGTGCTGCTGAATGAGCGCGGCGAGCCGATGGTTCACTGATACCAACCACCCTATTCAACCGATCGGCCTGGCATTACGCGGGCGGGATCTGCACATCCAAATTTCAGGAGAAACCATGAGCGAAGTAACGGACTTAACTGTCATCGAAATAAAGCCGGAGCAGGCGCCAATGCTTTACGTAGCTGGCGGCCTTGATGCTTATCTCGAGCAAATCCGCCAGGCGGTAAACGAAGTGCCGGACCTGTCCACGAAGAAAGGGCGTGACCGCGTTGCCTCTCTGGCTGCGCAGGTGTCTCGCAGCAAGACGGCAATCGAAAAGCCGGGCCGTGAGTACCTGAAGCGCCTGAAAGAGGCTGTGCGTCCGGCTGAGGCCGAAATTAAGCGATTTGTTGATGCCTGTGACGAGCTGCGAGATGCGACCCGCCGCCCACTCACCGAATGGGAAGCTGAGCAGGAACGCATTAAGGCTGAAGAAGCCATGAACGCGCTGCACACCGAAGCGTTGGTGATGAACGAAGAGTTCGACCACCAGCGCGCCGCGCAGATCGAGGCAGACCACGAAATGGCTCTGCTGATGAATGACAAGTTTGACCGTGACCGCGAAGAGCAGCGCCGCCAGGCGGAACAGGCGAAACGCGAGCATGAAGAACGAATTAAGCGCGAAGCGGCAGAACAAGCCCGCCGCGATGCCGAAGCGATGCACAAAGCAGAGATTGAAGCCGCAGCACGCCGTGAAGCCGAAGAAAAAGCTCGCGCTGAGCTGGCTGAACGCCAGCGCGTCGAAGCAGAACAGCGTGCAGCTCGCGAGAAGCAGGAAGCGGAAGAGCGTGCACGACGCGAAAAAGAAGAGGCCGTTGCCGCTGAGCGCCGCCGCCAGGAAGAGGCAGAGGCCGCCCGTCTGGCCGAAGAGCAGCGCAAAGCTGAAGAAGAAGCGCGTCGCGCCGCGGACAAAGAGCACCGCCGCACCGTCAACCGTCGTGTCTACGCAGACCTTATTGCTCAGGGCATCCCAGAAGAATTCGCACAGAAAGCAGTGCTGGCGATCGCTGGCGGCAAAGTGCAGCACGCGCACATCAAATATTGAGGCAACCATGAACGCATACCTCACTTACGACCGAATCGAAGATCGGCGCTGGGTTGAGCAGCAGCTCACCGATGAGAAAGAGAAGTGGATCGACGACCGGGCGAAAGAACTGATCGCCATGTTCCCGAAATATGCTTTGCAAATGAGTAGCCTGTTTCTCCCAAAAGAAGCGCAAATGGCACTAGTCGGTGAAAAGGCAGAGGAAGCCTATAACGACTATGTCACACGCATCTGTTACGACCGCGCCGAAGAAGAGTGGGATCGCCTTCATCCAACCTGCCCGTTTTAATTTTGAGGGATGTAACAATGAGTACTGCACTTTCCACCATGGCCGGGAAACTGGCCGCACGCCTCGGCATGGATGCCGGTACAGACCTGATGAATACGCTGAAGAATACAGCGTTCAAAGGTGGCAACGTCACGGACGAGCAGTTTACAGCCCTGCTGATCGTCGCCAACCAGTATGGCCTAAACCCATGGACAAAAGAGATCTATGCCTTCCCAGATAAAGGCGGGATTGTCCCGGTCGTCGGCGTTGATGGATGGGCTCGCATTATCAATGAGCATCCTCAGTTTGACGGCATGGAGTTCTCTTACGACAAGGAGGAAGGCGCGTGCACCTGCAAGATTTACCGCAAAGACCGTAAGCACCCGACCATCGTCACCGAGTACATGGGCGAGTGCAAACGCAATACTCAGCCATGGCAGTCCCACCCTACCCGCATGCTTCGCCACAAGACGCTGATCCAATGCGCGCGCCTGGCCTTTGGTTTCGCTGGCATATTCGACCAGGACGAGGCAGAGCGAGTGATTGAAGGAACAACGGCAGAGGTTCATGCGGGTCATGAATCAGATAGCCGTCGCCCGGATCTGATCGCAAAAGGTGAGTCCGCCGCGCGCCTTGGAACAGTCAAGTATCAGGAGTTCTGGGTGGCGCTGAGCGCTGAAGAGAAGCAGGTTATCGGCGCAGTTGAGAAGCGACGCATGTACGACATGAGTCTCGCTGTCGACAACGCCGAACCTGTCAATGTCGCAGAGACGGAGGCTGAATGATGGAGCAACGCACCCCTGAATGGTTTGCTGCGCGCTGCGGCAAGGTCACAGCCAGTCGCCTGGCTGATGTCATGGCCAGGACTAAGTCGGGCTACTCCACCAGCCGCCAGAACTACATGGCCGAGCTGATTTGCCAACGGCTGACCGGGAAGCTGGAGGAAGGGTTTTCGAATGCCGCGATGATGCGCGGCACTGAACTTGAGCCAGTGGCGCGCGAAATGTACGCGCTGAATGAGTTCGATGCGGAAATCACTGAAGTTGGACTCATCGATCACCCATCCATACCCGGATTCGCAGCCAGCCCGGACGGACTTGTCAACGACGACGGGCTTATCGAAATCAAATGCCCCAACACCTGGACCCATCTTGAAACGCTGAAAACTGGCGAGCCAAAGCGCCAGTACATGCTGCAAATGCATGCGCAGATGATGTGCACCGGGCGGAAATGGTGTGATTTCGTTAGTTTCGATGATCGCCTGCCGCCTGACCTCGCCTATTTCAAGAAGCGCATTCATTTCGATGAAGAACTGGCGCGCGAAATCGAGTCTGAGGTTAAGAGCTTCATTGCAGATCTGGAATCTGAAATTCAGAAAATCACAGAGCGTGCAGCATGAAACGCACACCCTTCTACCGCAGGCCCGGGCGAACCGGGCAATTCTCCGGCCTTCGTGAGCGCGTTATCTGGATGATTCAGACGCGCGGCCGCCCGGTAACCGGCAGCGAAATTGCTGAGAAGTTTGGCGTAACGCTCATCGAGTTTAACCGGGTCGCCAACGGTATTACCCGCGGCTCCGGAAAGATAGCGCAGATCGTTGAGTCGGAAAAGTGGATCAACGAGGACGGCATCTGCGACCGGACTTTCGACCTGGTCACTAAGCCGAAGGTTGTAACGCCGCAGGGCAAATCGCGGCTGTTCACCAGGCGCGCCATAGAGCAATCGCAGGAAGGTAGACGGCAGGAATGCATTGAACGTGCCGCCCGACGTCGCCGCCTGATTGCTCAGGGCCTCTACATCGACGAAATGGAGTCCATCCTATGACTCACTCTCACGACGACATCAGGGTTGGCACACTGTGCCTTCCCTTCATTGGTAACGGCTGGCTAATGCCATGGGGTGAAGTGGTCAGCAATCCATTAAAGGCGCAGCGGCTCGCTGAGGAATATCGAGAAAGGCAGGAGGCGGCATGACAGACGAAGCGATGAAAATGGCATTAGCAAAGCAGTTGACGATTGCTCTGCAAAACCTCGGTGCTCCTGTCGAATTACTCTGCATTGTAGGGAGCTACGGAGATACCCAGACCGACTCAGACATTCTCGAAATGCTCGAGCAGCATAACGAACGCGGCACCTGCATGGATGTGATTATCGCGCCGGAATTCACATGGAAACCAAAACCCGGCGGTGCATCATGACCGATTACACCTGCAGTAACACGCCAGCGGATCAGCGTATTTGGAAGCCAATTCATGGCTATGAGGGTCTTTACGAAGCTTGCTCATCCGGGGAAATTCGTTCAGTTGACAGGCTTGATAGATTTGGCCGGGTACGCACCGGTAAGCAATTGAAGCTGTACGACCATTCGCATGGGTATAGCTCGATAGGCCTATGCAAAAATGGTGTCAAAACTTATTACCTCGTTCATCGAATTGTCGCTTCAACTTTTATCGGCGAGCCACCTGATGGATTTGTAGCCAACCATATCAACGGCAACAAAAAAGATAACAGAGTTGAAAACCTTGAGTGGTGCTCCATGGCGGACAACAACAAACACGCCCACCGCATGGGATTGAATTACATCTCAGAAAAGAACAGAAGCCGCACCTCTGAGCGAATGAAAAAGAGGCATGCCGAGAGCAGAAAAAGAAAGTCGAAACTTCTCGCCCGCCGGGAGGCCGCATGACGCCAGAAACAGACAACGCCATCCGCTCAGCCTGCCGCCGCTGCACCGAGGAAATACAGCAGGCCATGCGCAAGAAGCCAAAGCCAAACTGGAACGAAACGGTGCCTCCCATCATCAACAAGCATCACAAGAAAATTGAAGCTCTGGGAGTTAGTCTCCTGGAGTTCGTCGTTTACACAGGGCGGCTTAATCGCCGCTTCGGAGTGGAATCGTGAAAATATACATAGCCGGGCCAATGAGCGGCCTACCTGATTTTAACCGCGCCGCTTTTAACCATGCACATGTCTTTCTCGGGGCGAAAGGTCATGTTGTCCTGAATCCCGTACTGCTCCCGGATGGATTAACTCAGGCTGAGTACATGGACATCTGCCTGTCAATGCTTCGCTGTGCTGATGCTGTTTTCATGTTGCGTGGTTGGGAAAAATCTGCAGGCGCCCGAGCGGAGAATGCCCTGGCCGAGAAGCTGGAAATGGAAATTATCTTCCAGGAAGAGGAGCGTGCAGCATGAACAGAGCCTCACCAGTCGATTTGAGGAAAAGCCTCGAGATTGCCAATCACCTGGCCCACATCGGGATTCGTTTTGTGCCGCTACCGGTGGCGACCGAGGAAGAATTCCAGACGCTGGCCACAGAGTTATCGCGACGGCTTGAGCAGATGGCTGTCGAAGCCGAGAAGAAAGAAGGCGGTGCAGCATGAGCAAAATATTATCAACGGCAATTAGCCTAGCCATTATCGGGTGTCTTCTTTTCGGCAATGACCAGGCGCAGCAGTTTGCCTATTACTCGTACCTGGTGATTACCGTTTTGGGATGGATTGCGGTTTTCTGCGGAGTTCTGACCTATGAGTTTGTTCGTGAGGAAATGAAGTATTTGTGGTTAAGCATTCCTCTATCCGTAATGACAATCTATGCACTCATAGTCACCGACCATACGGCTTTAGCGGCTTCCGCTCTCGTCTTCGCTTTGTTTTTTGCTGGAGCTGCAAAGAAACCTAAACGAGCCTAGCCATGAAAAAAGAATTCAACAGGTCGCTTAGTCGGCCTTTTTTATTGCTGGCGTTCACCTTCAACCGAATTAACCGACAGTTCCGGGAGCATTGACCATGATTACTCAGGCAAGACTTAAGGAGTGCTTAGATTATGACCCGCTTACTGGATCGTTTACTTGGATAAAATCCACCGCTTATTGCATAAAGCCGGGAATGCCAGCTGATAGCCTGACCTGCAATGGTTACATCGGGATTAAGCTCGACGGGAAGAATTACTTGGCGCACAGATTGGCCTGGCTTTACATGTTTGGCAAATTCCCTCCCGGTCACCTTGACCATATCAACTGCGTTCGTACCGACAATCGTATCGCAAATCTACGCCCAGCGACTCACACCCAAAACATGCATAACCAGAATCTGCGCAAGACCAACAAAAGCGGTCACAAGGGTGTCAGTTGGTGCAATAAAACTAAGAAATGGCACTCCCAGTGCATGTTTGAGAGAAAGAAATATCACTTGGGTAAATTTGAAAATATTGAAGATGCAATTCAAGCCGTTGAGTCATTTAGAAATGCACGACATGGCGAATTTGCTAATCACGGACAAACCGCGAGTAAGGAGTAGCCATGGACATCATCGATACCGCAGCAGAGATTGAAGAGCTCCAGCGTAACGCTGCCCTTTCCGCTCACCGCATCGACCGCAATGCCGTATCAGCTGAGCATTGCGCGGAATGCGACGAACCAATTCCCGAGCCGCGGCGCGCGGCCGTTCCCGGCTGCCGGACGTGTGCGGATTGCCAATCCGTCCTCGAATTTAGGAATAAGCAGAGAGGACTGTCATGAATAACCGACAAGCCCGTAGGCTGCTTGGTGCTCACATCAATAACACATATCGAATCAGCAATAGACGCTGGTTGGTTTGGGGTAGCAATTGGCCTTTTGTTTGGGAGCACGCAAAGCCATCACCACGGCAGAAAAGGAAAGCTAAAGAGGTTGCTGCATACCGTGAGGAATTAAAACGCAGTCAGGAGCTTACCAATGTTCCAGCTAATTCAACGGGGTCAGATTTACGCTGACCAGCACGGTTGGCCCGTCATCATCCACAGTTGCACTTCTCAGATAGTCCGCTACTGGCGATAGGGCCGGATCAACACCGCTTCAATCGACCGATTCAACAATGACTTTGAGCACCTCGATCACCGTGAGGCGGCACAGATACGCGCCGAACTGGAGACGAGCGAGCACATTAAATCGCTGCGCGCCCAGCGCGCGGCATGAGGAGAGAACGTGAAACCTTACGAATCGAAGAAATCACAGTTCACCAGAAACCTGATCCGGCGGCGCCACGCTGAATGGTCAGAAAAAACCTTCGGTAATGTCGGTCCTGTCGGGCCGCTGAAACACCTTTCAAAAGAGGCGCTGGAAGCTGCAGCCGATCCTGGAGACCTCAGTGAGTGGGCTGATATGCAGTTCCTGCTATGGGACGCGCAGCGGCGCGCCGGTATCACCGATGAGCAAATCACCGCGGCGCTGGAAGAAAAGCTAAAGGTGAACATGGCTCGCCAGTGGCCGGAGCCGAAAGACGGCGAACCGCGCCTTCACATCAAATCATGACGCAACTGATAGCCAGTTATGAGCTGGCTATTGGGTGCGAAAGCACCGCCTCACATCCCTTGATGTTATTTCCGCCTATGGGCGGCTTCTTTTTGCCTGGAGAAAACCATGAGCGATATGATTCAGCTTGTCCCCAATAAGTGGGTATCAGAGAAGGTTCTGATGGCGATTACCGGCCTGACCAAAAACGCGATCAGATTAGCCAGAGAAACGTCATGGATGGAGGGAAAAGAGTACCGCCATTACTCATGCGACTGCCAGCCGAAGGACAACTCCCCTATCCTCTACAACCGCCACGAAGTCGACAAATGGGTTGAGCGTCAGCAACCCGCGATCCCCCGCAAGAAATCTGCTTAAATACCCCTTCGATTAACCAAAGAGGAAGATGCATGAAGTATCCAACCGGGGTTGAAAACCACGGGGGCACGCTGCGCCTGTGGTTTATCTATAACGGTGTCAGGGTAAGGGAAAGTCTTGGTGTACCTGATACGGCGAAGAACAGAAAGATTGCCGGAGAGCTGCGTACAAGCATTGTCTACGCAGTAAAGACGGGAAATTTCAACTATGCATCACAGTTTCCAAACTCCCCTAACCTTCAGCGATTTGGTGAGGTGAGTAAGGCGCTAACCATAGGAGAACTTGCAGAGAAGTATTTATCACTTAAAGAGACTGATGTCGCATCAACGTCGATTAAGACATACCGGACGATAATCAAAAACGTTCTGCTCATTCTCGGTGAGAAGACAATCGCATCGTCGATAAGTAAAGAAAGGATTCTTGAGGTAAGGAAGGAATTGTTGACCGGTTATCAGCTTCCGAAAACTCAGTATGTAGTTACTGAGCCAGGGCGTTCTGCTGTGACGGTCAATAACTACATGACTAACCTTTTCGCCATCTTTCAGTTTGGCGTTGAAAACGGGTATCTCGATGACACACCATTCAAGGGAATATCGCCACTAAGAGAGTCACGAGTCGTACCGGATCCGCTATCAAGGGAAGAGTTTGTCAGGCTCATAGAGGCGTGTCGCAGTCAGCAAGCAAAAAACATGTGGTCTCTTTCTGTATACACAGGAATCCGACCGGGCGAGCTGTGCGCTTTGGGGTGGGAGGATATCGACCTTAAGGCTGGCACGATGATGATAAGGAGGAATCTGGCGCAGGATAAATTTACCGTTCCCAAGACTCAGGCGGGAACAAACAGGGTAATACACCTTATCGAACCTGCAATTGAAGCTCTGAAGAGCCAACTTGAAATCACCAGGCTTGGCAATGAGCACATGATTGATGTTCACCTTCGAGAGTACGGTAAAAAAGAGAAGCACAAATGCACGTTTGTTTTTCTCCCATCCGTAACTTCAAGAACGGGTGTATGTGGCGATCACTTCACGGTCGATTCGGTCAGGCAGACATGGGATACGGCAGTAAAGCGTGCAGGAATTCGTCACAGGAAATCTTATCAGTCACGTCACACATATGCTTGTTGGTCATTGACGGCTGGAGCCAACCCTGCATTCATTGCTTCGCAAATGGGTCATGCTGATGCGCAGATGGTTTTCCAGGTTTACGGGAAATGGATGTCAGAGAATAACGATGCGCAGGTAGCGCTGCTGAACTCAAAATTGAGTGAGTTTGCCCCATCAGTGCCCCATGCAACTTTAAGAGTCGTGTAATTCCCTTCTGTTTCAGCACGTTAACCCTAATAAAACTTGAAATCCATAAACTCCAGGGCGGTGCCCAGCCAGCCGGAAACGGCGGCTTTCACCAGATCGGATGTGGTTCTTTGAGGTTGTACTTGCGTCATAATGGCTATCTCTGAAAGGTAAGATGCGTACCACATAGCGCCTGTCTGCGCAGGCGCTTAACCGCGTAAATGA